CCGTCCTTCAACAACACGCCATCGATGGTGACGCCCGCCGCAGCCGTCTGCTCGCTGATCGCATCTGTCTTGAACGTGCCGCCGCTAATATTCAACGTCTTGCCGGAACCGACGTTGAGCCCGACGCTCGTTCCGGACCCGTTCGCCGCAAAAAGAGCGTCGATCGTGTCGAGATCGGTGTTCAACTTGCCGCCCCAACTGTCGCGCGACGCGCCGACCTCGGGCTTGGTCAGGTTCAGGTTCGTCGTATAGGTGTCTACCATCTCACGCTCCCGCGTTCATTTTCTGCCACGTCTCGCCTGCGACGGGCTGCGCTGTCCAGGCTTCGTTGCCGATCGATGCCGGCGTCCAAGCCTGCGCCGGCGTCGGCTCGGGCTGCCACAAGATCCGCCCGTTGAAAGCCGCACTCGACGTCACCGGGATCGTAACCGCGCCGACCATCTGCGCAATGGCGGTGAAGCCGGTCGCGCTCAGGGCGTTAATCGCGATGGATCCCGGACGCACGCGCAGCGCGTCGAACACCGCCACACTGGTAACCGGGACCTGGACAGCCGCTAAGAGGACGTAGCCGCCTAAGAACGTCGCCGCAGACGTCGCATCGACAGCTAGCTCGCCGGCTGCGAGCAGCGACGCGCCGAGCACGACGTCGCTGGCGCCGTCGATCACGACAGCGCCGTCGAGGACGTAGCCGGACCCGTACAGGCCCTCTCCGTAATCCGCGACGCCGTAATCCGCCACGACGCGCCCCGATCAGTCTAGCGTGATGTCGATTTCGCCGATCGAGAAGCGCAACACGTCGCCGCTGTCGATCGCTTTCGATGCGGTCAGATCGCCGAAAGCCAGCATGTTCCCGCCGCTCAGAGCGTCGAAAATCGCAGCCGCGACAATCGTTCCCCAGTTCCCGGTAGCCGCCGCGAACTCGACAGCGGCGCTGTTGCTGGCCGTCGTCGGCGCGGTGCCGCTGACGGTGAACGTCGCGGCCACGCGCGCGTAGGATCCGCCGGACACCTCAGTGCCGCCGCCGCCTTCGCCGGGCGCGACCGTGTACAGCGCGATGTACCACGCGGTCGGGCGCGTCGCCGACGCGGTCGTGAAGAGCCAATCGAGGACCAGATCCTCGGCTAAATTGGACAGGCTGCCGGCCATCAGAAGACCCTCCTCGTACGCTGGATCAAGGGCGACCCGCTATGCAGCGACCGCTGCGCTTCGACGTTGAGCGACTCGACGCGCGCGTTGTAGGCGCTGAAGAACACCGGGACGCGCGCGTCGTCGAGCAGGAACGGCGCGGCGTGGACCATCGCGCCGTATAGATAAATATCGGGCGCGCGCGTCAGCAGCCAGTTCGTCGTGTTCTGGTCCGACAGCGCCGTGATCTTCGCGTAATAAATCATCTCGATGTCGATGTCGTCGTCCGGCGCCGGCACGATCTCGATCGCGCCGTTCATCAGCGAATAGAACGCCGGCGCGGTAAACGTCTGGGCGTTAAGGATCGCGTCGCTTTCGTCGAGCGTAATGAACCGCAGCGGTTGCGCGCCGTCGACGATATGCAGGTTGATCGCCTCCAGCCAATCGGCCGGCAGCTGCACATATTGCTGGTCGCTCGTCGCCTCGGCGCGCACGATCATCTCGCGCGTGCGCAGCCGCGTATTCAGGTCGGCCTCGGCCAACTGAATGAACGTCTCGATCTGAGACGTGAGATCAGCGCGGTTGAGCCAGTCGGCTACCGCGCTCTTCAACGTCGCGTAATTCGTGATCGTCGCCATCAGCTGGCCATCCAGTGCGTGCGGTAGGGGAGAGCCTCATCGCTCAGGAGCCACTTTCGCAGCTCTGCGCGGTCGCGCAAGATACCGCGCCGGCGCAGCTCGAGGTAGACTTGCATCGGCATGCGCCCGACGCGCACGAACTCGCCGACACGCTCGGCGCGCGATACGCTATTGCGCAGTTCCTTGTTCTCGTCCGCGAGCTTCGAGATGTCGACGGTCGACTCGATGACGATTTTGTTGTCGGTCGTGACGTGCATCTTCTGCACGCTGCCGGACAGCTCGTCAGCGTCGAGCACGAACGAACCGGGCGCGAAATGCTCGGGCATGCGGGCCTCAATTAGAAGGGGGCGGGATCACTCCCGCCCCCAGGTGTTCACGCGGAAACCGTCAGGTTAGCGATCGCAGCGTGCGCCTTTTCGCTCTTCACGCGCAGGCCGTACTCGACCACCATCTCCTTCTTGTCGCTGTCGCCCGTCTTCGCGATATCGAATGTGCGGAACGGACGCAGATACGACACCGAGACGTATTCCGGATCCATGACGAACGCGAAGCGCTCATCAGTGAACCGGTTCGGGACGATGGCCACCTCGCCGAAATCGGAGAGGTAGACGTCTGCCGTCGCGATGATCTTCAACGGCGTCGCGTTGTTGTACTGGATGCGCTGCTCGGCCAGACCGTTGAAAGTCGAGGCCACGGTCTTGTTGTAGGGGCCGGTCATCAGCACCGTCGGCTCGCCGCCTTCGGTCCAGACGTTCTGGATCGCGGTCTTCAGCATGGTCTCGGTGAAGGCCACGTCGGTCGCCGTGGATAGCGCAGTCCAAGCGGTGTCGGGGTAGCCGTTGCCGCTCGCGCCGCTCATCGCGGGCAGCGTGGCGCCGTTTGCGACGCTGTTACTAATTAGCCACACCGGGAAGCCGGCGGTGTTACGCGCCGTGCTGGTCGAGCCGGCAGAGCCAGCTTGATTCGACAAAAGGATCTTCTCCATGTCGCGCTTGATCTCTTTCGCCTTCTTCGCTGTTTCGTAGGCCATCACGGTACGCATGCCGGCGGTGTTCACCGCATCGGCGGTGCCCGAGACGCTGACGACCTTCGTCGAGATCTGCGTATAATTTGCGACGCGCACAGTCGCCGTGAAGTCCATGTTGCCGGCGGCGTCGCCTTCGACAGCCGCGTTCGCGCCGTCAGCCGCTGCGAGCACGTCGGTCTGCCATTCAAAATAAGTGTTCTCGCAGGTGTCGCGGCCGATGTTCGACATGAACGGCGTCGATGTCGGGCTGATGTCGTAGATGATATTCGACAGATCCTCACGAATCGCGTTCGACGCGTCGTAGGTCTGCACCTTGGTCACGGAAGTCATGATTATCTCCTGCTATCTAAAAGTCCGAATAAGACAGCCGCGTCCTCGACGCGGCCGGTTTTCGAGAGACGTTGCTTCATCCGCGTGACCTCGGTCGTCGCCTTCGGGCTGCTCGCTGTCGTTCCTGCGCGTAATGGCTTAGGGCCTGCCGCAGGCTGCTGCGGCTGCGGCTTATTCGCCATCAGAGCGTCGTAACGTCGAGCCTTCTCCAGCAGGATGATCGCGCGGGGGTCATAGGCTTGACTCAATTCCTGATCGGAATAGCCCTGCTGCTGACCATAAACACGCAGCTTCTGCCGCGCGGTTTCCCATGCTTTCTCGTCCCGCCACTCGGCGAACTTTTCGCGCACGAGCTGCTGGCCCTTCACGACGACGTGCTGCAGCTGCTGGCTCTGCTCCGCTTGCGCCTGCTGGGCGAGGCGGTTCTGCTCGGCCTGGATCGCTGACAGCTTTTCCTTCGTCTCGCGCCACTGGTCCCGGATCAGAGGGTAGTTGATCGGGTCTTCACGATGCAGCTTGGCCCAGTCGGGCTCCTGCGGCGTCAGCGCTTCGAGCTGCTGACGCAGCGCACCGAGCAGCTGCGCATACTGCGCGCGCTCGGTCATGACCTGCTGTTTTTCGGTCTGTACGCTCTGCGCATCAGTGCGCAGGGCGTTCATCTTTCGCGAATAATCGGCCTGCCTCTGATAGCCCGCAGCCGCCTCCTGAACGCTCACCTGCATGACCTTGCCGTCGATCTTGACGGTGATCATGCCTGCGTCGTCGGATGCGTCTTCGGCGGTCTCTTCGGTCGGCTCGGCAACGGGCGCCTGCGCGTCGTCCGGCGGCGACGCGAGCGCGTCTGCCTCCCCGCCGATCTCTGCTGTCGTCTCGTCGGTCCCGTCTGCCGTTGCGATCGCGTCGCCGCCGTTCACGCCGTTCGCTTTCGGCGGCTTCCCGCCTGCGTCGAGCGCGGCGAGCCGCCCCGCGATCTGGTCGAGACCGATCTCCGCTGGCGCGGCCTGCTCGGTCGGTGGGTTCGGCATGTTGGCTCCTACTGTGTGCCGCGCAAGCGGCGGTTAAACGACATCACGCTCGGTTCAGCGGCCAAAGCGGCCAGCTCCGCGCGGAAGTCGTCGAGCGCGCGGATGCGCGCATGCGCAACCTCGCGATCATCTAGGCTAGCTGCTTCGCGCCACGATGCAATGCATCGCGCTTCGATGCGGCGGAAGACTTCAGTCGCTGCAGGATCGCGCGCGAGCGCCTGAGCGGCTCGCCAGAGAGCTTCCTGCTCGGCGCTAGGCATCGAAGCCGCCGCTGTATCCGGCATAGCCGCCGCCAGCGTATCCCGTCGGAGCGCCGACACCGCCGCTGTAATCGTTGCCCTCGCCGCCGTAGTAGTCGTTCGAATAAGCGCTCAGGATGCCGGACAACGCTTGCGGCGTCATGCCGTACTGGCGCTCTGTTTGAACCCGCCCAAGCTGCGAGACATATTCATCCGGCATCATGCGCGACACGACAGCCGCATTGAACTGCTGCTGCGTCGTCGTCGGGCCGAACATCGACGCGGTGATGCGATCAGGGAGGGGGGAGAACGCGCCGGCATAGGCGCGCATCGGGGCGATCGCCGGCCCGACACCGAGGTCAGCCAAGTCCCGCTGCGCCCGGCTGATGTCTTGCGCCGTGCCGAGCGCGCCGGCGATGCCGCCCAGGCCGGGGATGCCCATCAATGTGCCGGCCAGAGCCCCGATGCGACCTGTCGCCGTGCCGGCGCTGTATTGGCCGATAGAAGGCTCGTAGGACGGTCCTGGCGTCGTCAGGTTGCCTGCGTCCGCCGCGCCGGCTCCCAGCATTCCTGCGGCTCCTGGCGCGTTCCCGAGGATGCCCGGATACATGGCAGCCAGCCGCTGATAGAGCGGCTTCACGCGGGGGGTGTTGAGTTGCGGGGCGCGGACGGCCAGGGGCGCGCCGTAAGGGCCATTCATTGCATCATTCCTCCCGCCGGCGGCTGAGCCCGAAACAGGGCCTGCATCTCCGCCCGCTGCCGGTCGACCTCGGCGCGGATCATCGCCATGTCGATCTGCGCGCCGGTGCGCGCTTGAATCTCGTAGGCCTTCAACATCGCGTCGACCATCAGCTTGTCGCGATCGAAGTCAGCGCTGACCATCGCCTTTTGCCGATCGAGTTCCTGGCGCGCGGCGTTGATCACGATGTCGGCTTGAATCTTCTGCGCCTCGACCTGCGCCAAAATCTGCGCGGGATCCATGCGCGGCTGTTGCTGCATCGCCGCCATCATTTGCTGCATGGCCTGCGGGTCGACCTCCTTGACGAATTGAGCCGGGTCTCGAAAGCCGGCCAGCTCGATCATCTGCGCGAGCGTCGCGCGGTACTGCGGCATGTCGACGAGAGGATTAGCAGGTCCGAGCAGCTTCAGAATCTCCTCCTGCTTGCCGGCGATCACCTGCAGGAACCCGAGCCGCTGCTCGTCGGAGCCGCGACCGAGCGCGACGTTGACCATCATGTCCATGCCGGCATCCCAGCCCCGCGGATCGATCGCCACAAACCGGTTTCGCAGACGCATGATCTTCGCCTTGTCCTGGTGCTGGACGACCATGCGCAGGACGCCCTGAAAGCAGCGCTTCAGGCCGTCAGCAAACAGCCGGGCGATCATCTCGATACGGTCCTGCGACGCGGACAACTGCGCCTGCACAGCCGCGCGCGTCGTCGATTGCAGGACGTCAGCGTCGAGCCCCTGCGACGTGCGCGAGATGCCGGTGCGCTGCGTCTTGATCTCGTCGATGTAGGCGAGCACGCCCAGCGCGGGCTGCCCGACGAACGGCGTGGCAAGCGGCTGAACCGCACCCGGCGCGCGGGCGCGGATCACGGCGCCGGTCTCGTTGTTCAGCACGTCGTCGAGGTTGACTTGCCCCTCGACGACGACCGTACGCGGGTGGATCGCCTGCGCGAGACTGTCGAGCATGTTTCGCATGATGCTCGACTTCATCAGCTGCAGGTCCATCGTCTGATCGGCGATCGACTGCCCGAATATCGTGTGCGGCGTCGGATCGGGCGACAGGATCGCAAAGGGGATGTCCTGCACGATCTCCGAGTGCAGAATATAGCCGCCATTGCCGACCGTGCAGACCTTGTGCAACTCGGCGATGCCGTCGCCGTCGCGATCGACGCGAATGTAACACTCGACGTAATAGACCTTGTCGGTGCTCTCGTCGTTCTGGTTTGTGATCCCAAAGAACGACTGATCGGCCGGGTTGCGGACAAGCACCTCGCTGTTCATCTCGAAGCCGCTCGTGCCGGCGTTCATCTCGATGATGTCGCGCGGATAGCCCATCGAGACCAGCTCTGAGACCGTCGTCAACTTGCGGCGCCCGACATAAAGCGCATCGTCGATCGACGTCGCTTCGTTGTCGATCAGGAATTGCTCGGGCGGGATCGCCTCGACGCGATAGCGCGGCGTGCGCGTGATCCTGCGCACAGTCAGCGACAGCCTGGGCTCCTGCACCTGCTGCCCCATCGGGGTCTCGATGACGACCGTCTCCTCGCCCATGCTCTCCATGGCGACCGACGGATCGCTCAAGATCAACTGCATCTCGTCTTGCGCGAGCCCGGAATACGAATGCCGCTCGACGCTTTCATCGTAGTAGTGCGTCCAGTTAAGAATGCCGGTCTTCAGGATGAGCGCGTCCTTCATCGCGTCGTGCAGCGTGCGAAAACCGGCGTTTTCCTGGAAGAAAACGTAGTTGACCAGCTCTGTCGCTTGCTTTGCAGCCTCGACATCCTCCGGCTGGCGCGGGATGAACTCGACGACATTCTCAGTCCCAGTGAAGATCCGCAGCAGCGAAGGCAGCATCGCCAGGACGGTGTCGCGAACCTCAGTCAGGACGACGCGCGACCGGCCGCGCTCTTCGTTGCCAAACTCTCGCCCCAGAAAATACGCCATCGCGCGCTCGCGCTCGGGCGCGATGTAGCTGTCAATGTAGGTCGCGGCGTCCTGCGTCGCTTGGAACACGATGTATCGGAACTCTTCGTCGGTCAGTGCACCCTTCGGCGCGATGACGCCCGTTTCGTCGTTCCAAGCGCGCGGCGCGGTTGCGCCGATCGGGATCAGATCCGGGTTATAGGCCATTCACGCGCTCCTGCAGACGAGAGTCGGCGACAATTCGATACCGGAACCGGCGCCGACTGCAATGTTCAGCGTTTTTTACCCGCCTTTCGCGCTTCCGACATGCCGATCGCGATCGCCTGCGCGCGCGACGTCACTTTCGGCCCTTTCTTGGACCCGGAATGCAGCTTCCCTTCAGAGTATTCGCCCATGACCTTGGACATTTTGGCCTTGCCGGCCTTACCCATCTTCATGCTCCGCTCTCCTCGATGCGTTTTGCCGTCGCGGCGTCGTCATCGTCGCCCGGAGCAGCCGCGACGTGCTCCTGGCCGAACTCGCACAGTCCGATGTGCCGCACCAGCTGCGATGCGTCGTGATCGACCAACACCTCGATGTTGTTGGCGATCGCACGCTGACAAAAATACAGATCCTCGCCGATCGTTTTACGCGCCGTCGGCAGCCACGGCGTCGAGAACCAAGGCTGCGGCAGGCGCTGGAACACCTCGGCGCGCGTCAGGATGGCCCCAAAGCCGAGCGCGTCGACGCTTTCGCGGCCCGTCTTGCCGGCGGACGACAGCCGCCGCTCGGCAATGAAAGACGCGTATGCCGTCGGACGCACCGGCGGGCGCCTCGTCGGATAATTGCAGCCGACGATCGGCGCGTCGCCGGCAGACAGCCGCCGAAACAGATCCGGCGGCACGCGCATGTCGGCGTCGAGCCACAGCAGCACGTCAGCGCCGGCATGCAGGGCCATCTCAACCAACCGGTTCCGCTGCGGCGCGATCAGCGTGCCGCTGATGCAATGGAGGTTCACGACCGAGCCCGCCGGCAAGTCAGCCCAGATCTGGATCGACAGGCGCGCCAGATCATAAGCGAAGCCAGTGTGGACCGTGTCGCGCGCGGGAACGCAAATCGAAACCTTCAAAGCAGATCTCCTATGACGCTCTCTTCAAGCTCAATGAACCGCGCCACGCGGTCGGTGGCGCCGTAGGACAGAACGATGGTCTCGTGTTCCGGATTGAACGCCAGACCAGCGCAGAACTCGATGGCATCGCCGTCCAGCTTCCACTTCCGCGACAACGCTTTCGGCTTCATCTCGCCGTCGAGGATAAGAAACCGGTGCCAGTATTCCCAGCGCGGCGGGCGCCGCTCCTGCCCCTTGCTGTGGACGACGGCCAGCCAGCCGTCGCGCCAAGGCATGACGCAGCTGCCGCCGCTGACGGCGGGGAGCGTAGCCGGCGCCGTCGAGACGTCGACCAGATCCGGCCTATCGAAGCGCATCAGCCGCCACGGCGCGACCGTGTGGATGAAATAGAGCATATCCCCGACGACCCAGGGCATCCAGTTTTTCTCAACGTCTCGATTGTCCGGCGACGCGAAAAACAGCGGCTCTTCGAGGCGCATCGTCGCGCCATCCAGGCGGGCCAGGGTCAGCGTGCCGCGCGCCTTGCCGCGATAGTGAACGGCCGTGCCGGTCACCCAATACTCGCCGCGCCAGAGGAACAGGCGCAGATCCTCGAGTCCATCGAGCGCGGGCTTCTCTGCGCGGATATGCCGGTCCTCCAGTAGATCATGCGACAGCGTCTGCAGATTGTTATCCATCCACAGCAGGCTGTTTTGCGTGTCGGGGACCGACGACGCGAGCGACGAGCCTGTCCAGAAATGATAGCCGTGCTTGAGGTCGTAATTGACTGCCCGAACGGTCGAAAGATATCCGCCGTCGACTTTGATGATCGACGGGTTGCACGGCAGGTGTCGCGTCAAGGCGTTGACCTCGACGCGGCGCCGGCGCTTGGGCAGATCCGCAAGGACCGTCATGTTTCCTCCTCGTATTCCTCGCCTTCCTCTTCGCCTTCCTCTTCGCCCTCTTCGCCGTCCTTGATCGGGCCGCCGGCGATCCAAGCTGAGCAGGTGCGCGACGCGGCACACTTGAAATCGAAAACCTCGCAGAACCCGAGATCGCCGGCCTCGACGACGTCCATCGCGTCGCGCTCGCGCCCCTCTCCTTCGAGCCCCTGCTCAATGCAGCCAAGCATGCGCGCGGTTTGATTGAACGCCCCGCAATTCCCGCACCGCATCGTGCGCGCCTCGTCGGGCGGGACGTCCCAAATCCGCGCCAGCTTCGTCCAGTAGCCGTCATTCGGTTCGTTCGGATTCATCGGGCCGTAGTCGGCCTTGTCGATCGCCCGGCCGCGATTGCGCAAATTGAACGTGACATCCTGCGTTGCGCGCGGACACGCCTCGCCTTCGGCCTCGGGCTCCTCGACGCGCCGCATGCGCTCGCCGATCTCGTTGTAGTTCGTCGCCATCTCACCTCTCCTTCCGTCCCGCGTTGCGCGCGGAGATTGCCTTTGCCTTCGCCTTCGCGTCGGCCTTCGACGACGCGCCCCAAGCCCGCAGCGACAGCAGCAACCGCGTCGGCTTGCCGCTCTCGTCGCGCTCGGGGCCGGGCATGTTGCCCATGCGCGCCAGGAACGACGCCCGGCGCGGGTTGTCGCCGGCCTTCACCGGCGGCTTCAAGTTCATGCCCTCGGCGCGCGCAGATGCGCGCCCCTTGGCGTTCAACCCGCCGGCGGGGTTCTTGCCCTCGGCGCGCTGCCATGCTGGCGTTTTCGGCATTAGACGACCCCTCGAATGTTGCGGATCAGCGGCTTGCCCTTCACCCAGGGCGTGGCACGGCCGCCGACGATAGCCGCATCGCCGGCAAATGAAAGGCAGAGCGCGTCGGCCAAGTCAGGCGATCGCATGCCGCGCTTGCGCATCGCGTCTTTCGCTTCGACGACAATCTTCCCGCTCGACGCGAACGAATAGCGCGGCGCGACCAGCTCGTGCCGCAACGTGTCGTCGCGCGGGATGCGCACCGCGCGCGTCGACAGCCACGATTTCACCGACAGCCACAACTCGTCGCGCAGCTTGTGCGCCTGGGGGTTCATCGCCGACGCCTCGGCGACATTGACGTCCCGCACGTTGAAGCCCAACTCACGCAGGCGATCGGCAACGCCGGACCCCAAGCCGATCACGTCGACGCAGATCGACGCCGGCGCGTCGACACGCGCTTCGTGCGCGATCGCGCCGACGGTGCCCATCAAGTCGAGGCCGCCCCAAGCGCGCACGCTCTCGACGACCGGCCCGCGCCGCTTGCAGAGCGCCGTGCGGTCGGTGCCGAACCGCGCGACGTCGACGCCGTACACGAGGGGCTCGTTCGCCGGCGCCGAGATGTCTCGGACCATCGCCGCGTCGACGAGATCAGCCGCGATCAGCGTGTCGCTATCGGCCCTCGCGAACTCGCCGAGCACGCGGATGCGGTAGGCGTTCGAATCCTCGCCGTAGGTCGCTTTGATCTGCGAGACGAAATCGCGCGACACGAGCGGATTGTCGAGGCACGACACGTGCATTCGGAACCAGTCAGACGCCAGCTCGTGATGCGTCCGGTAGAACATCCCGCTGTTCCGGGTCGGGTTCGAGATCAGGATCGTCGTCGCGCTGTGCCCGGACATCGACCCGGCTGCAGCCTCGAACACGGGTTCGGGGATCGCCGACGCCTCGTCGGCGACGAGCAGGACGTGCTCGGAGTGCACGCCGGCGAGCGCCTCGGGACGTTCAGACGACGACGTGCGGGCCGAGATGAAGCTCGACTCGGGCGCGCCGCAGAACTGCACGCGGTCGCTCTGAACCTCGAACGACGCGCGCAGCGCCGGCGGCAGGCGGTTCACTTGCGCACGCAACTCGGAATAGAGCGCATCAAACAGCTGGCCTGCCGTCGGCGCCGTCACGACGGCCTTCTGCGGAAAGCGCGTCGTCATGTGCCAGATCAACGCCCAGCTGCACGCCGTAGACTTCCCGACGCCGTGCCCGGCCCGCACCGAGATCCGCCGCTCGCCCGACGCCACCGCGTTCAGGAAACGCTCCTGCCACGGCAGCGGCGACGCGCCGAGCACCTCCCGCACGAACGCTACCGGCCGAGACCGGTAGCCTTCGATCAAGTCAACGAACGTCTGCGCGGAAGCGCCGCTCACAGCAGATCCTCCTGGCGCAGCAGGCGGTGCATCACTCCGCGCAACTTCGCTTGGATCTCCCCGCCCTCCGACGCCCGCACGAACGCCTCTCGGCGCGCCTTGTTGTCGCTGTCGAGCGCTGCAGCCGCCGCGTGCCGGGCAGCAATGTGCTCGCGCAGGGCGCGCTCGAACGGCTTCAGCGTGTCGAGGATCAGCCGCTGCCGTTCATTCTTTTCCACGGGCTTCCTCCTCGATCGCAGCAAGCGCGCGCAAGGCCGCGTCAGCCTGCCGGTGACTCCACCGCTCACGCACGTCACCGTCCTGGTCGCGCACGATCACGAGCGCCTCACGCGCCGCGCGGTGCAGCGTCTCGCGCAGCGTCAATTCTTGTAGTGCATTCTCCAGCAGGCGCTGGAGACACATCGCCGCCTCTTTCCAGCTCTCCACTTTCCAATCCCCTTCCACTTTTCAACTCCATATTCCTGCGCATCAGTCGATGCGCGGCGGCAACTTTCTGGAAATTGCCGACTTTTTCCGCCGGCACTTCCAGCGTCGTGAACCGCTGCTGGCAGCGCATACACCGCCGGCGCCGCCGTACATACAGATCATTCGAGCGCGTGTCCGCGACCTTCGTCAGCGCGTGCCGGCAATACATGCAGGGGTAGCCGCTCATCGTTCGGCCTCCTCTATCTTGTCGCTCATCGTCCGCCCTCCAGCGCCCTCGCGCATCACCACGGGCACGTCAGTTCTGCGTGGCCGGATGTGTGTGTTCAGCCGCAGGCGGCGGCGTGGATGAGGATCGTTGCGATTGGAGCTTCTCCGCGACGCTCTTGGCGACCACTCCTGCAAGTTCGACTGGCACCGCATTGCCGAGCTGGCGCATCGCTTCGGACCACGCGCCCTCGAAGCGCCATAGGTCCGGGAACGTCTGAACGCGCGCGGCCTCGCGGACAGTGAGATATCGGACGGATCCGTCGCTGAACGCGATCATGTTCTCGCCGCCGGGCACCCCGTGGACACCGGCCTTCAGGGTCTTTGACGGCCAATCGATGAAGCTGCCAGTGTGGCCGACGTATGCGCGAGCGCCCGGGTTCACGCGATGATTCGCAATCTGGGGATGCTCGCGAGTGTCGGACGGTTTGGGGAGATCGGACACCGCGTCGCGAACAGTCTTCCAAGGCGCCGCAGGGAACATCTCCTCCGATGCCGCGCGCGCCAACACCCCCGCTCCGGGCGTCCTCAAGTTCTTCGGCTTCCGGATTCCGTGTCGCGTCCAGTAGTCCCCAGTGATGAACTGCGCCCGCAGTAGAGCTTCTTCGGAGTGTGTCGGCTCCGGAAAATGCCAATCGACCCCGACGGCGGAGCGGAAGCCGACGATGAACACGCGCTCGCGAGTCTGAGGCACGCCGAAGTCCGCAGCGTTGAGCAACCTGAAGACGACATTGTAGTTGAGTCCCTTGAATCGGCCGCGCGTATGAAAATCCTCGAGGCGCTTCAGGTGGTCTTCCCATGTCTTCTTGGGTTTGCGCCCAACGTCGGGATGCGTGAGCTGAAGAACGATGTACGAGAAGTAGTTGCGGAACGATTGTCGAAGGAGCCCTTTGACGTTCTCCACGATGAAGGCGCGCGGTTGAAGAGTACGAATCGCTCGGACAAAGTCCGGGAACATATCACGCGAATCGTCCATGCCCTTGTGCTTGCCGCCGATGGAGAAGGGCTGACACGGAACCCCGCCCGCCACGAGTTCGACGCCACGAAAGCGAGCGAAGTCGACGGTCTTGATGTCCGCCTCCTCGACCTGCCAGTGGCTGATGCCGGGGAGAGCGTTCGCAGCCGCGTTCAGCCGCAAGGTGTTGCAGGCATCGTGGTTCCACTCGAGCAGGCCGACGTGGTCGAACCCTGCGAGGTGCGTCCCGAGCGCCAAGCCCCCCGCGCCGGTGAACAGTTCAAGCGACTTGTCGCTCATCGTCCGGCCTCCTCTATCTTGCCGCGTGCATAATTGATATGAAACCGCACTTTCAAGAACGGTGACCCGTCCTGCACGCCAATTACTTCGTAGCTAGTAATGTTTGCTAACTTTGTTCGTTTCTGTGTCGCGTGAGGAACGGGATATACAAAATCAAGCTCCAGATCCTTGCCGTGAGTCTCCATGAGTTCATCACAAATGCGTCGAAGTTCTCCTAGTTTCATCGCGCGATCTCCTCCAGATTTCTAAGTGCTTGACGCACGAACTCAGCCATATCCTCGGTGCCGGACAAACTAAAATCGCCGGATCGCACAGCAGCACTCAAAGTGTCGAGCAGATCACGAGATATGCAGCGCAGACGCTCGACCTCGGCCAGCAGCCGCTCGCGGTC